GCCAAATTTTTGCACTCGCGTTATTACATGCCCCCTCATCGCGTAATTGCCGGCCGGGCGGGTAGATGGAAGCCCTGAAGCGCGAAGAAAGATGGTCCGTAGCGAAGCTTGAGCCCGATGCGCGCAATGCGCGGACGCATTCCGAAGCGCAGATCGCGCAGCTTGCCGCAAGCCTGAAAGAATTCGGCTGGACAACTCGAGTCCTGGTACAGCCAGACGGAAAAATCATCGCCGGCCACGGCAGAATTCTCGCGGCGCATTCGCTGGGCTGGGATGCCGCGCCGGTCATCATCGCCGATGGCTGGAGCGATGAGCAGATCCGCCGATACATGCTTTTAGATAATCAGATCGCGCTGAATGCCGGCTGGGATTCGGCGCTGCTGAAATTGGAATTGGAAAGCTTGCGATCGCTGGGCGTTGATATCGGCGCGCTGGCTTTTTCCGAAGATGAATTAGCGAAGATCTTAGGCGTAGCGCGCCCATCCGGCGATGCGCATCCGAAGCTGGCCGATCGATTTCTGATCGCGCCATTTTCCGTCTTCAATGCGCGCGAAGGCTGGTGGCAAGATCGAAAGCGCGCCTGGATTTCGATCGGCATTAAATCTGAATTGGGGCGCGATGATGCTAAAGAAGGCATACGACTTGGTACAAAAAACAATAGCCGAAGCGCAGCGCCTGGCGGATCTAAGCGCGTTGCGCGCTACGAAAACGGCGAAAGAATCACCGGCCTTGTGTCAGATTCGGATGTCAGCATTTTCGATCCAGTGCTTTGCGAAATCGCTTACCGGTGGTTCGCGCCGCGCGCCGGAATGGTGCTTGATCCTTTTGCCGGTGGATCGGTTCGCGGAATTGTCGCTGCGAAACTTGGGCTTCGCTATCGCGGCCATGAACTTCGAAGCGAGCAATGCGCCGCCAATGAAGCGCAGCGCGCCGCGATCCTCGGATCCGGCGATTCAGGAATTGAATGGATTGCCGGCGATTCGCGCAAAACGCTCGCGCCGTCAAAAGGCAAAAAGCCGAAAGCGGAAGCGGATCTGATCTTCACCTGCCCGCCATACGCGGATCTTGAGCGCTACTCGGATGATCCGGCGGATCTATCGACGATGAAGTGGGAAGATTTCGAGGATGCCTACTTCGAAATCATCCAGCTTGCTTGCGCGCAGCTGAAGGCGGATCGCTTCGCTGTATGCGTGGTCGGCGAAGTGCGCGGCAAGAATGGCGCCTATTACAATTTCGTAAGCAGCAGCATCGAAGCATTCCGGCGATGCGGGCTGGATTACTACAACGAAGCGATACTGATCACCGCCGTTGGCAGCCTGCCGATCCGCGCCGCCGAAGGCTTTTCCAAATCGCGCAAGCTGGGAAAGACGCATCAGAATATTCTGGTCTTCTGCAAGGGCGATCCGAAGAAAGCGGCGGCGGCCTGCGGCGAGGTAGACGTCGAGGATGCCCTGGCCGCGATCGAGAAGCCGCTCACGCTTGATTCGCCAGGCGATTGACGCCTACGATCGCGGCGCGATACTTTCGCCGGCAGAATGCGCGGAAGAAAGCCCAAGCCAAGCCACCTTAAGCTGATTGACGGCAATCCAGGCCATCGCCCGATCAATCAGGATGAGCCAGAGCCGGACGCCGATCTGCTGCCAGCTGATTGCCCGGAATGGCTATGCGCGCGCGCCCAGTACCATTTCCGCCGCGCACTGGACAATGCGCCGGCCGGCATGATCAAGCGCCTGGACGAAGGCATGCTGATCGATTGGGCGAATGCCCGCGCCACTATCGAAACGGCCGATCGGAAGATCCGCGAAGCCGGCGAAGTCATCAAAATGCCCGGACCATCCGGCGCCTTTATGCAGAATCCATTCGTTTCGATCCGCAATCAGGCGCAGCAGACGGCGCAGCGGCTAGGAACTGAGCTCGGATTCAGCCCATCAAGCAGGTCCCGTGTCAAAGTTAAAGGCAAGAAAAAGGGCAAATCGGCCTTCGGAAAGCTGCGCGAATTGGCGCTCGATTGATCCGATCGACTACGTGGCGATCGCCATCGCCTACGCGGAAGAAGCGATCGACGATAAAATCCATTTCGGCAAATGGTTCCGGCTTGCCGCCAGGCGATTCATCGCAGATTTAAAGCGCGCGCAGCGCAAGCGCGCCGCTTTTCATTTCTCGCCGGCCTGGGCGAATCGCGGCTGCGCTTTTGTCGAATTGCTGCCGCATGTCGAAGGTACTTGGAAGACCGCGACGATCGAATTGCATCCGGTGCATATTTTCTTCGCGGTAAATCTTTTCGGCTTCAGGAAGCCGGATGGCCGGCGCAGATTCACCATGGCGCTGCTATCGACGGCCAGAAAAAACGCGAAGACCACCATCGGCGCGGCGATCATGCTGGCCTGCGAATGCCTGGAAAATGAAAATGGCGCGCAGCTGCTTTCCGCCGCGACCACCGGCCAGCAGGCGCGCCTGGCTTTCAATACCGCGCGGCGCATGGCGCAGCAAGCCGATGGCCTGCAGGAAGAATTCGATATCGAAGCGCAGGCGAATTCGATCGTCCGCTATGAGACCGGCGCCTATTTCAAGCCGATCAATTCCAAAGCTTCGACCCAGGATGGCCTGAATCCTTCGCATGTGCTGCTGGATGAAATCCACGCGCATAAGACCCGCGATTTGGTCGACGTGCTGGCATCCGCTGCCGGCGGGCGCGCAAATCCGCTTTGGATGTACACGACCACCGAAGGGTATGAATCGCCTGGGCCATGGTCTGAGCTTCGATCCTTCGCGCAGAATGTACTGCAGGGCGTGGTCGATGCGGATCACTTTCTGGCGATCTACTGCGCGGTCGATGATGATGATTCGGATTTTGACGAGGCCGCCTGGGTGAAGGCAAATCCGCTGATGAGCGTCAATCCGCTGATCCTGGAAAAGATGCGCGAGCTAGCGATCGGCGCGAAGAATATGCCGGGATCCCTGGCTGAATTTCGCATCAAGCGGCTAAATCGCCGCGCAGCTGCAGCGCATTCCTGGGCGAATCTTACCCGCTGGCGCCGCTGCGATGGCCCGGTCGATCTTGAGAAAATGGCAGGCCATCCCTGCTGGGCTGGCTTCGATGGCGCATCGACAACCGACATGGCTGCATGGCGCCTATTGTGGAAAATCGAAGATATCTTCTACACTTGGGGCCGCTTTTGGGTGCCAGCCGATGCCGTAGCGTCTCGCACCGAAAGGAAGTCGGTGAATTATGCTGGCTGGATTCAGCAGGGATTGGTCACCCAGTGCGAAGGGGCGACGAATGACTACGGCATCATCAAGCGTGACGTGCTACTCGATATTCGCCGCTTCAACCCGACGATCATTGCTTATGATCCTTGGAATGCGACGCAGTTCATCAATGACTTGATTGCGGAAGGTGTAGATGCAGCAACGCCGGATGAGCCGCGCGGGCTGATGCAGTTTATCCAGGGGCCGCGATCTTTCACCCCTGCGATGAAGCTTTGCGAAGCGGAATATTTGAACGGGAGACTTAGGCATGGCGGAAATCCGGTCCTTACCTGGCACATCGCCAATGTCGTCCCCAGCTTCGATTCAAATATGAACATCAAGCCGAATAAGCAGCGATCGCCCGATAAAATCGATGGCGCGGTAGCGCTTTTTATGGCCTTCGGATGCGCAGCGCTGCAGCAGCCGGATGACTCGGATCCCTTCGCAGCGATGGTGACCGCATGAACGGCGCGAATTTTGGCCATGCGCCGCCGCGCCCGCGATCCAAATTCCGCCAGAAAGCCTTCGAAATTTACCGCGGACTTTTCGATTTTCCGACCGGCGCAGTAAGATCCGGCTTCTTTCCGGCGCAGATCGGCGGCATCGCGGCGCCGCCGGTCAATATCGTAGGCACGGCCGATGGCAAGACGCTTACGCCGAAGCGCACGCTCGAGCTATCGACCGCCTGGGCCTGCTGCTGGCTGATCGCCGATACCATTGCGAGCCTGCCTTTCTGCCTGAATGAAAAAGTCGGCACCAATACCTGGGGCACGCCGGCGCAAGGCAATCCGCTTTACACCGTGCTGGGCCGCAAGCCGAATGCGCTGCAATCGGCGGTCGATTTCTGGGCCTATCAGATCGCATCGCTGCAGCTTTGGGGCAATGGCTACTCGGTGATCAATCGCAATAAAGCCGGCGATTGCATATCGCTGGATCCGCTGCTGCCGCAATTTATGATTCCGTACAAGGATCCGGACACCGGCTTGATCCGCTACCGCTATTTGCCGGCCGGCGCGAATGATCAGAATGATCCGCAGCAGGATTACCTGGGCACCGATATTTTCCATCTGCGCGATCATTCGATCGATGGCCTGATCGGGCTTTCGCGCATCGAATTCGCGCGCAATTCCTTCGGGATCGCGCTGGCCGGCGAGCAATCGACCGCCGATATCTTCCGTAATGGCATGCGCACGAATGGCTTTTTGATGTACGACAAGGTGCTAAAGCCTGAGCAGCGGGTAGAAGTGAAGGGATCCCTGGCGCGCTTCAAAGCCGGCGGCCCGGAAGCGGCAGGATTTATGGTGCTGGAAGGCGGCATGACCTTCGAAGCGCTTTCCATGTCGCCGCTGGATGCGCAGCTGCTGGCGCAGCGGCAATTCGCCGTCGAAGAAATCTGCCGCTGGTTCGGCGTGCCGCCGATTTTCATCGGCCATGGCCAGGCCGGCGTTACCAGCTACGGCACCGGCATCGAGCAGCTGCTGCTGGGCTTCATCAGCCTGACGCTGCGCCCAACCATCCGCAAGATTGAGCAGACGGTGAATCGATCGCTGATCAAGCCAGGCGATGCCGGCACGACGTATCTATCGATTGACACTGACGACCTGCAGGGCGCAGATTCCGCCGCGCGCCAGGCGCTTTATGCATCGGCCGGCCAGAATGGCTGGATGACGCGCAACGAAATTCGCGGCAAGGAAGATCTGCCGCCGATGCCGGGCGGCGATGTTCTTACCGTGCAATCGAATTTGATTCCCATCGACAAGCTTGGCCAGGCGCAAGCCGGCCAGGGATCGGCGGATCCGGCGGATGCGCCGGAAAGCGATAAGCCGCCGCCAAATCAGCCGCCGCCGAAAGGCGCAAGACTTCCGAGGTACCTGCAATGATCCAGCGCCGCGCAGTTGAATTCGACCTGAAGGCCTTGAAAAAGGATGGCAGCTTCGCCGGCTACGGCAGCGTTTTCAATAACACGGATCTGTACAACGACGTCGTCATGCCCGGCGCATTCACCGACACACTGCAGGCCTGGGCCGCGAAGGATCGCTATCCGCCGGTACTTTGGCAGCATGATTCGGCGCAGCCGATCGGCGCATTCACCGATATGAGCGAAGACTCAACCGGCCTGTACGTCGAAGGCAAGCTACTGATCAAATCGGTGCAGCGCGCGGCCGAAGCCTATGCGCTGATGGATGCGAAGGCGATCAATGGAATGTCGATCGGCTTCAATATCCCGGATGAAGATGGCTGCGAGTACGACGCGCAGAATTCGATCATGAAAATCCTGAAGGCGGATCTTTGGGAAATTTCGATCGTCACCTTTCCGGCGAATCAATCGGCGACCGTCACCGAATTGAAAACAATTTTTGCAGCTGGGCGCACGCCCACTGTTCGAGAATTCGAGCATCTACTGCGCGACATTGGATGCACGAAAAGCAGGGCCGCATTTCTGGCAGGCGGCCTTGGCCAGTTGCTTCAGCGGGAGGCTGAAAGCGACAGATCGAAGAAAGGCGGCGAGACGCTGCTGATCGATTCGGCGCTTTCTGCCATTCGCAATTTCAAAATCTAGGAGCAACTTCGATGGAAAATCAGAATCCCCAGCTTGCCGCCGCGATCAGCGCGGAACTGGAAAAGCATTTCGTCAAGGTAAAGGAAGTGCATACCGCGCTCGAAACGGAAGTCAAAGACAATAAGCGCATCAGCGAAGGGATGAAGGATACGCTGGCCGAATTGAATAAATCCGGCGCGACCATCATCGCGAAGCAGGCCGAGTATGAGCGCAAGACCGATGAGCGCATTTTGGATCTGGAGCAGAAAGCGGCGGCAGCGGCGAAGGCGCCAGGATCGGCTGCGAAGCCGAAATCCGTAGGCCAGCAATTTGTCGAATCGAAATCCTTTAAGGATTTCCAGCCGACCGGCATGCGATCGGTGAAGGCTTCTTCTTCGCCCTTCGAAGTAAAATCGATCACCTCGCTGGTCGGATCCGGCGGCCCTGGCATTTTCCCCGAATACCTGCCGCAGCCTGTGATCCCCGCCTTTCAGCCGCTGACGATCCGCGATCTACTCGCGATCGGCACGACCGAAAGCAATACGATCAACTGGGTGCAGGAATTGGTGTTCACCAATAATGCCGGCTACCAGGGATCCGATGGCGCGCTGAAGCCGCAATCCGATATCACCTACCAGCTGAAGACGATTCCGGTCGAGACGATCGGCCACTGGATCAAGGCTTCCAAGCAAGTGCTGGCGGATTTCAAGGTATTGGAAACGCTGATCGACAATCGCCTGAATTTCGGCCTGAAATTCGCGGAAGAGCAGCAGATCCTTTACGGCGATGGCGCGGTCAATCACATCCATGGATTGATTCCGCAGGCCACCGCGTACAACCAGGGCTACCTTTCCGCTTCCAGCGGGCCGCCGATCATCGTTGGCGACACGAAGCTGGATACCCTGCGCCGCGCAATGCTGCAGGTGACGGAAGCCTTCTATCCTTCGACCGGCATCGCGCTTTCGCCTGCCGATTGGGCGGATATCGAATTGACGAAGGATTCCCTGGGCCGTTACGTCTGGTCATCGCCTACTTCCAGCAATCCCGGAATGATCTGGGGCTTGCCGGTAGCGCAATGCTTCAGCATGCAGCGCGGCGATTTCTTGGTCGGCGCCTTCAAGCTGGCGGCCGTGTTGTTCGATCGCGAGCAATCGACCATCCTGCTTTCAACGGAAGATCAGGATAATTTTGTGCGCAACATGGTCACCATCCTGGCGGAGGAGCGCATCGCGCTCGCAGTCTCCCGCCCGGCGGCGATCGTCTACGGCGCATTCAAGGCTGGCGAAACGGGTTAGTCCGATATCCGTGTAAGCTAGGGGCCGCCGGTCTGTTACGGGCAGATCGGCGGCTTTTTATTTCGATCCGCTGCTGCAGGGAGAATCGATGACCATCCGGGCGAAAGCGCTGACCACTTTTATGGGCGATTACGGATCGATCCGCGCCGGCCAGATTTTTATATGCGATCCGATTTATTTTCAGCACTTGCGATCGAAGCACATGGCGGAAGAAGCGCCGCCGCTGAAAGTGCTGGGGCCTTCGCGCCATCAGGCGCTGATTGAAGCGCCAAAAAAAGCGCAGGCGCCGCAGCTGCCCGGCGACTCGCAAATATCAACGGCGGCCGAATCGCTACCGGACCAGAATCCTTCACCCTTGGAACCGCCGGCAGATGGGCAGGCGAAACCGCCGTCTGCATCGCGTCGGGGCCATCGCTCAAGCAGGCGGACGTCGATCACGTAAAAGGGAAATGCCGCGCGATCGCGATCAATACTTCCTTCCGCGCCGCGCCCTGGGCTGATGTGCTTTACGCATGCGACAGTACCTGGTGGCAGCAATATTTTCCCGAAGCGGCAACTGGATTTCAGGGCGCCGAAATGTGGACCTGCGCACCCGCTGCGCGCAATCAGTACAAGATCCATTTTGTCTATGGCGGGAAGATGCGCGGCTTATCGCGCAAGCCTGGCGAAATCAGCACCGGAATGAATTCTGGCTATCAGGCGATCGGCCTGGCGCACATGTGGGGCGCAAAAAAAATATTGCTACTCGGCTATGACTTCCAGCGCACGCAGGGCCGCGCGCATTGGCATGCCGATCATCCGCGCAAGCTGGGCAATGGCGGCCGCTTCAGCGATTGGATCGTAGAAATGCACTACCTTGCATCGGATGCGATCGAGCTAGGCATTGAAATCATCAACTGCAGCCGCGCTACCGCGCTACGCTGCTTTCCGCGATCAACCATTCAGGAGCAATTGCCATGAGCAGAGACTTAGGCGGCGGCATGGTGACCGATGATCTTCCTACCGATACATCGCAGCCGGTTCTGAAAACGCAATTCCCAAATCTTCCGCCGGATCCTGCCGCGATTCATAATCGCTATCCGCCGGTAGGCTGCAGCTGCGGATCGCTGACCGGGATCCACGAAATCGGCTGCCCCTGCTGGATGGCGGTTCCATGAGCGATATCGTCTACTGCGAAGAATTGGTGCTGCGGGTACGCGCACCGCGGCGAGTCTTTAAGCCGCGCATCTGGATCGGGATGTTTTTCTGCCGCCTGGGATTCAAGATCATGGGCGCGAACGCGGAGGCTTCGCAGTTTTGAAATATCCATTTGTGATCGATGAATGGGAAACACTGGCGCGGATCCGCGCGGGCGCATCGATCGGCCGCTTCGGCGATGGCGAATGGCGCTGCGCTGCCGGCGGCGGCTGTACTTCGCAGCGGGCGAATTCGCAGCTGGCCGGCGAGCTAAAGCAGGTACTGCGCGAAAGAAGCCCAGGCTTTCTGGTCGGGATCCCGAAGATCGCCGGCTGCCCGCGCGCCGAAAGCTGGGCGAAGTACGCGGCGCCGCCTTACTCGGATCTGCTGGCGCCGAATGTGCAATATTTTTCCAGCTTCATCACGCGCCCGGATAATGCGCCGCTGATCGATAAGCCGGCTTACTGGCAGCTGGTGCGCGAGCTTTGGCTGGATGAAGACATCATCCTGGTGGTCGGCAATGCGAAGGATGGCGATGGCCCGGAAAAGAAATCGATCACCAGCGAAATGATGCATGATGCGAAATCGATCGCGACGATCATCGGGCCGCGCCAGCACGCCTATGATTCGATCGATTCGATCGAGCGGCAAATTATAGAAGCGGCGAAAGATCAGAATGCGCGCGTGCTGCTTTGCATCGGCGCGACGGCGACGGTACTAGCCTGGCGGCTTTGGAAGCGCGGCATGCACGCGATCGATGCCGGCCATATTGGGATGTTCATGCGGCACGCGGGGGCCTATCGATATGCAGCAGATGATCTTCTCAGCCCAGGATATCAGCAGCAGCTGCAGCAGCTACATGCTAGGGCGCAGTGGGGCGCAGACGGCGCTAAGCATTGTGCGGTCGTCCGCGCAATTATCGAAGAATGCAAGCCTGCTACCGCCCTCGATTATGGATGCGGTGAAGGCAAGCTTTCTGAAGGGCTCAAGCCCTTCCGAGTGTCGGGATATGATCCTGGCATCCCTGAAAAAAGCAAGCTGCCAAAGCCCTGCGACCTGATCATCTGCACCGATGTACTCGAACACATCGAGCCGGAAAAAATCGATGCGGTAATCGATCACATCTACCGGCTTTGCGGCATGCAAGCCTATTTCGTGATCGCGCTTCGGCCGGCGAATGCGATCCTGCCCGATGGCCGCAATGCGCATTTGATTGTTCGAAATGCGGATTGGTGGATCGCGAAGATCCGGGCCGCCGGCTTCGATCCCTTCATCGCCGATTCCAATGGCAAGGAATTGCGGCTGCGGGCGAAAAAATGAGAGTGCCCGAAGCCGCGTATCCCTATCTGGTCGCGCAGCGCGGCGCGCTGGATGATATGAAAGGCGATTCTGATTCCTGGCTGGCGAAATACTTCGAAGTGATCAAGGCTGAATTCGCCTGCATCGAAAAGTATCTGCCGCGCCGCTGCGATTCGATCCTGGATGTAGGCGGCGGCATGGGCGGCATCGATTGCTTTTTAAATCACCACTACGGCGGCGGCTGCCAGATCACGATCTTAGATGGCGTCGCGGATCCGCCGCAGATGACGAAGCACTCCAAGACCTTCAACGATATGGCGATCGCGCGCGAATTCCTTTTCGCCAACGATGTGCAGAAATTCGATTTCATCGATGCGAATGATGCGCATCGGCGCGCGGCGCGGAAATACGATCTGATCGTAAGCTTCAAAAGCTGGTGCTTCCATTACCCGCCGGAAGAATATCTGGATCTAGTCCTGGACGCCTGCCATCCCGATTCCATGCTGATCATCGATGTGCGGCGCGAAAAATATCAATCCGATTGGCTGGATACGCTGCGCGCACGCTTTAGCGAATTCGCGGTGATCTATCCGGGGCTGAAGTTTCAAACCTGCATTTTCGAAGGGCCGAAATGAGCGAAGAAAAAATAACGATCCTGGCCGGCGGCTGGTCCGCTTCGCGCTTCGATCTGCGCAAGCTGCCGGGCAAGATCATCGCGGTGAATGATTCCGCCGTATACGCGCCGCGCTGGGATCTTTGCATATCGATGGATCGCCTTTGGGCGGAAAATCGCTTCGATTGGATGCGCCGGCAAGCGAAGCCGATCTGGCTGCGGCGATCGACGATTAAAAATTTCTCGATCGAAGGCCTGGCGCATATGCGCGCTTTCGATAATGACCACCTTTGCACGCAGCTTAGCGACGATGCCGGACGCCTCGATGGCACGCATTCCGGATTCGTCGCGCTCAATCTTGCCTACCAGATGCGCCCGGCGGATCTGTACCTGGTCGGCTTCGATATGCAGCGCGGCCCGCGCGATGAAGCGCACTGGCATCCGCAGTATCCCTGGGTGAATAAGCATGCGACCGGCGTCGGCCGCCTGGCCGAATGGGCTGGGCAATTCGCGATCGCCGCGCGCCAGCTGCAGGAAGCGCGGATCCGCGTGCACCTTTGCGGCGATCATTCGGCGATCAAGGCCTGGAAGCGCACCGATCGGCGCGCGCTGGAGCAAGCGTGCGCAGCGTAGCCTTTTGCCTGCCGTATTACATGAATCAGGGGATGCTGGATCGCCAGATCGATTGCATCGCGGCGCTGCCGAAGCGCCTGCGCAATATCATGGAAATGATCGTCGTCGACGATGGATCGCCCGATGCGCCGCAGCCCAGCTTTCGAAGCCCTGGCTGCCCGCTGCGGATTTACCGCATCGGCATCGATATCAAATGGAATCAGGATGCGGCGCGCAACATTGCCGCGCACGAAGCGCGGGCGCGCTGGCTGCTGCTTACCGATATCGATCATCTGGTGCCGCACAATACCTGGGCGGCGCTCGAATCGATGAAGCTGCAAAAGGAGTACGTCTACAAATTCGGCAAGCGCATGACGCTGGAAGCCGATGGGCCGAAGCCGAAAGTAACCGAGTATAAGCCGCATCCTAATTCCTGGCTGATGACGCGCGGCATGTATTGGCGGATTGGCGGCTACGATGAGCGCTTTGCCGGCAACTACGGCACCGATGCGGATTTCCGCGATCGCATCGCAGCCAAAGTATCGATCGTGCCGCTGGCGCTGGATATCTGGCGAGTACCGCGCGAGACGATCCCGGATGCATCGACGCGCACGCTGAAGCGCAAGGATCCGGCCGAAGGCAATGAAATCCGCCGCATCAAAAATATGCGCGCGATGCTGGAAGATCAATCGCCGCTGGTGCTGCAGTATCCCTACAATCTGGTCGGCCAGTGCTGACTTTCGTCTGCTGGAAATGGAAGCCGAATCCGGGCTATCGATCGGTGTTCGGCCCAGGCACTGTCAATACGCTTTATTCGATGCTGGCGCGCCATTACTCGCGCAAATTTGAATTGGTCTGCGTCACCGATGATCAGGCCGGCATCCGATCGGAAGTGCGCTGCATTGAGCTATGGAAGGATTTCGCGAATGTCCCTTCGCCGCATGGGCGCATGTATCCAAGCTGCTACCGGCGCCTGCGCATGTTCTCGGCCGATGCCGCCAGCCATTTCGGCGATCGCTTTGTATCGATCGACCTGGATGTGGTGATCTGCCGCGATATCACCGATCTTTTCGACACCGAAATAGAATTCCGCATGTACGGCGATACGGCCAAAGGCACCCCGTACAATGGATCGCTGATCCAGCTGAAAGCCGGCGCGCGCCTGCAGGTATGGGATAAATTCGATCCGCGCTACTCGCCGCAGCATGGCCTGGCGAAGCGCTACATAGGATCCGACCAGGCCTGGATCGCGGTCTGCCTGGGGCCGAAGGAAGCGAAGTTCACCGCGGCAGATGGCGTCTTTTCCTACCGCAATGAGATAGCACCGAGAGGCGGTGCGCTTCCATCCGCCGCCAAAATCGTGATAATGCATGGCCATGTCGACCCGTGGACGCCGATGATGCAGGCGAAGCACGCGTGGATCCGGGAGCATTACAAATGACGGCACCGACCTATATCAGCTTAAGCGAAGCGAAGCGGCAGCTGCGCATCGATGATTCGCTGACGATCCACGATGATGAAATCAATATGCTGATTGGATCGGCGATCGATTGGGCGGAAAATTATACGAATCGCAGCTTGGGCGAATTGCTCGAGGTGAATTCCCCCGCCGACTCCGCAGCGGTCCCCATCCCAGATCCGAAGCAGCCGATCGGCGATTGCCCAGGCGCCGGCTGGGAATGGGATGGCGATGGCGGCCTATGGGTCGATACCGCCGGCTGGCGCGGCCCGGATTTCCTTTCCTTCTGGGCGCGCAATCCGCCGCGCGGCCAGCAGATCGATAATGCGCTGCCGCTGCGCCGCGATGCGAAGGCCGGCATCCTGCTTTACCTGCAGACGCTTTTCGATCGCAATATCGCGGATCTGCCGCTGCTGGAAAAGCGCGCTGAGCAGCTGCTATGGCCCTACCGGCGCGCCATGGGGGTTGGATGAGCGTAAACGTCAAGGCGAAGACGGCGCCCGGCGTCAATCATCGCAGCGGCGGCTGCGGCGGCTGCGGCAAGGTCCGATCCTATTTCCCCGATGCGATCCGCAAGCGCCTGGCATTGGTGGAGAAGCGCATAGCCGAAAGAAAAGCGAATGGCATCGGGCGCTAGAACGCTTCGGCCGATATCTTCCGGCGAGCTTCGGCTGGTCTGCGATATCGAGCAGCTGATCAGCGAAGAAGATGCCGCCGGCACGCCGATGACGCGCTACCAGCTTTTCGCGAAGGATGTGCGCTTTGCCTTCGCCGATTACCGCGCGGCCGAAAATTTCCAGGCGAAGGAAATGACCGGGCAGCTGACGACCTATATCACCATGCGCTGGCGCCCAGGCCTTAGCGCGCAGATGCGCATCAAGTACGTCGCTGATTCCAGCCGATCGCCGCCGCTGATCGAGTATTACGAGATACAGGGCGATCCGGTGCGGGATGCGACCTTAAGGATTGCGGTCCTGCTTCAATGCGTAAAGCGCGATGCGCCAGGCGCGCGCGTCGGGACGATCCCCTAGATGGAAGCGCGATCTACCCTTTCCGGCGTTTCCGAATTGGCGAAGCAGCTGCTGGCGCTTGGCAAGCTGGAAGACGGCAAGGCGCTTTCCGCCGCCTGCCGCGCCGGCATGGCCGAAGTGCTGGAAGAAGCCAGAAGCACGGTGCCGGTAGGATCTGAGCCGACGCGGCTAGGAAAGAATTTCGGCCGCATTACCGTGCCCGCCGGCTACCTGCGCGATCACATCAAAATGGGGACCAAGCACTTCGATGGGCAAAAGGCCAGCGCCTACGTCGGCGTCAGCAAGGCGGCCTACTACGGCTTGCAATTCGTCGATCTGGGCACCCGCTATCAATCGCCGAATCCCTGGCTTACTCGCGCGCTTTCTTCGCGCCGATCGGCGATGGAATCGGCCTTCACCGCATCGATGCAAAAATCCGTAAATAAGGCGGTGAAAGCGCAATGATCATTGAAGCGGATCTGCGCACTGGGCTTCTCGCGGTGCCCGAAATTACCAATATCGTCGGCCGCCAGATCTACGGCATCATGCGCCCGCGCGGCGAGCGGCCGCTTCCGGAAGTGCTGATTTTCAAGACGCGCGCCGAAAGACAGGTTAAATTCTGCGGCACCGACAAGCTGGTGAATGCCGATTTTCAGATCGATTCGTATGGCATGGAAGGCTTGCAAGTGCTGACCCTGGCGCGCGCCATCAGGCAAGCGCTGGTCGATTTTGTAGGGATGATGGGCGATTCGCAGATCGAAAAGATCTTTCTTTCGAATGAATTTCCGATGATCGATCCAGACCCGTTGGTGATTCGAGTAGTTCAGATTTACAACATTTGGTATATGGAGGATTGAAGCAATGACGACGCAACGTACTCCCGGGTCTTACGCCTTCGTCGGCAAGGCCTATCTTGCAATCGGCAACGGCGCATCGCCGGAATCTTTCACCCGCTACTGCGAGGTGGATTCCATCAGCGGCGTCGGCCAAAAGAATGCGCTGGTCGATGTGACAACTTTCTGCAGCGGCGGGAACATGGAATACATCCCTGGCCTGGCCGATGGCAGCGAAGTGACCTTCGGCGCGAATTTCGTGCTGGAAGGATCAGGATCGCCGGATTTCGAAACGCAGCAAGGGCTGATTGCGGATGTGGAGAATAAAGTCACCCGCAATGTGACGATCGAAATGGGCGATGGATCTTCGCCCGCCGAAATCACCTACCACATGGCGCTTGCGATGCTGAGCTGGGAATTGGCGCCATCCGTCAGCAAGCAGAATCAGATCAAGTTCGTCGGCAAGATCACTGGCGCGATCACGACGTGAGCGAGCTTCTGACCAGTGCGATCGAGATCCGTAACTCGGCGTACACGGTTAGAGAAATGACGGGCAAGGAAATGCAGGCGGTGCGCAAGATGATTTTGTCTGACTCCGAAAAATTTCGGGTGCAGGCATACGTCGCTTCCATCTGCTGCGTCTCCCCTAAATTCGCCAATGAGCAGGAAGCCGCCAATGCATCGCAGGCGGTCTTGAAAGCGATCAGCGATGAAGCTTTCCGCTTGACTCAAGGCGAAGAAGAAAAAAAGGCTGACGCCCCAGGAAATAGCGCTGCATAGATTGGGCGCGCTTCTGGGGCGATCGATCGGCGAGGTGCTGCAGCTGCCGCATCGGGAGCTAGAAGATTGGGGCTTGTACTGGAAGGAGGAGCCATGGGGCGCGTATCGCGACAATATGCATGCAGCGCTGATCATCGCGAATCTGCTGCGCCCGCATATGGAAGATCCCGCGAAGCCGATCGATCTGGCGGCCTTCATGTTTGAGAATCCGGAAGATCGGCGCGAGCGCGAGAGGGCGCGTACCGCGCTGCAGCTGCGCGCGCGCGCTGCGGCTGATGCGGCGGTAGCCGCGCGGAAGAAAAAGGAATGAGCGATCTTGCCGCGCTAGTCGTCCGCCTGGAAGCCGACGCTTCCGGATATCTGAAGGCGCTGGACCAGGCCACGAAGGCCTTAAATAAATTCCACAAGGATCAGGAAGACGCGCTTTCCGCGATGGGCGATAAGCTGAAGCAATTCGGCGAAGGCGTCATCGCCGCATTCGCCGTGCATGCCATGGTTGATTTCGCCGCGCAGGCGATCGAGTCCGCCGCGCAGCTTGAGAAAATGAGCGAGACGACCGGCGTAAGCGTGCAAGCGCTTGCCGGCCTGGATCTGGCCTTCACCGCCGCCGGGCTATCCAGCGAAGAAACCGGCCAGGCGATGAAGAAGCTAAATGTCGCGATCGCCGATGCCGGCGGCAATGCCACCAGCAAGGCCGGCGCGGCATTTCGAACCATGGGCATCAGCGTCAAGGATGCCAATGGCAATCTGAAGGATGCATCCGCGATCAACGCCGAAGTAGCGGATTACTTCGCGCGCACCGCCGATGGCGCGAATAAGGTAGCCCTGGCGGTTGCGCTATACGGCAAGCAAGGCCAGGCGATGATCCCGATCCTGGACGAAGGCGCGAAGGGATTAGCCGAGTACCAGAAGCAGGCGGAAGAATGGGGCCTTGCGATCAGCGGCGATGCGGCGCGCGCTGCGGAAGATTTCGAGCGCAAGATCAAATCATTGTCCGCGGAAATCAAAGGATCCCTGGGCGCGCAGCTGACCGCCGATCTTTTGCCGGTTCTTAATTCCCTGATTGAATCCTTCACGGCTGGCGGCACCGCTGGGGAAGCGCTGGGCGAAATCGCGCGCGGCCTTACCGAAATTTTCAAGGTAGTCGCCAGCGCCGTAATCATCGTCGTCGGCCAATTCAAGTCATGGCTGGAAGCGCTTTCCGGAATCGTCAAGGCCTATAAAGATCTGGTCACGCTCAATTGGTCGAAGATCGGCGGCGATCTGGGCGATGGCTTCAAGAAAGCCGGCACGACGATCGATCATAGCGTTAACGCCATCAAGGATATGTATCAGGATCTAAATCAGATCCAGGTCACCGCGAAGAAAATCCAGCCGACCGATGCCGGCAGCCTTTCCAACACGCAGGAGACGGATAAGGCGATCGCGAAGCTGAAGGAATTTTCCGAAGGCCTGCGCGCGCAGGCGACCACCTTCGGCTTGGGCGAAGCCGCGCTGGTCAAATACGAACTGGCCACAGGCAAGTATGCCGAGACCTTGAAGCAGGCCGGCGCTGAAGGCGCGAAATTCGCGGCCGAAGCGATCAAGGCATCCGAAGCGCTGCAATTCCAGAAGGATCAAAAATCCGGCGATGCGCTGATCCGCACGCTGATCGAGCAGACCGATACGCTGAATGCATCGGCAAAGGCCGCCTTCGAATACAAGATCCGCACGGGCGAGCTTGGCGATGCGCTGGATCGACTGGCGAAATCCGGACACGATCTGCGGCCGGCGCTGGAAGCGGCCTTCGATAAAAAGCTGGCGGCGGAAGATCAGACCGCCGTGCAAAAGCTGAATGACGAAATCGATAAGACCGCAGGCAAGCTGAAGCAGGCCGGCGTTGCCGCTTTCGATCTTGCCAATAAGGCGCTGAAGCAAAATCTTTCCGATACCGGCGATAGCGCGGGCCTTGCCGCGCTGGATGCGCGCCGCGCGCAGATCCAGGCGATGGA